TTCTTAATCTGAAATTCAGCGGTTGTCCACTGACTAGGACCAGCGGATTGTTCAAAATCTAACTTTATTGAATACTCTCCTGCTTGATCCACCTTGAATGTTTCAGTCATCAAACTTTCGTAGGATGTCCAAGTCTCTTCAACATTGAAATAAGTTTCCGTAGTGGTAGCATCAGGACGGGTGATCGTTATTTTTACCAACGGAGATTTCAGTGGGTCAGGGCTGGTATGAGCACTCAAGATATTATCAAACGTAACCTTTAGATATTCATCCAATCCAGCTACATCATCGACATTGAACGCAGCTAATTCAATACTATCGGCATAGGTATGATCATCACTTTTTAATGTTACCACTCCTCCAGCTTCAGTGTATCCATTAGAAAAATCAATCGTCCATGGTGGGTCATGTGCCCAATCATCCAAATCCAAACCAGTTATATTGCCTCCCAAATCCTTGTTATAGAAAGTAATTCCAATGGAACTCAGTGGTCTGATTTTTTGTTGATTGATTATTGGTCCAAATTCATAGGCTGTAATATCTACAACATTACTCGTACTGAACGGACTTGCTGATGAAGCTGTCAAACTAGCCCAATCATATAAGAATTGACGGCTATCTAATTCAAACGGATTGGTTATCTGATATACCCCTTTGTTTTGTTTGAAAGTAACATTGAAATCTTTCAGTACCGTTTCTATTACCTCCCAACAGGACATATATGACATCCTACCTACTTCATTTTTGAAAAACCTACGGGTATCTAATTTAACCACTTCCAAAGCACATTCAGTAGATGCCATATAATTGGATTCATAAGTACCTAACTGTATTTGAAAATCCAAATCAATCCCTAACGGAGTTAAGGCATACTTTAGTATTTGTAATATAGTAGTGGTTTCGTTGATTGGAGTAGATCCATCTAAGAATTCAATATCCTTTAAATCAGCCAAAGCATCCGTGGCAGAAAGTGTAATGCTTATAGTTGGTGGATTCTTGATGTAAGACTTTGCTAAATTCTCTGGTTTGATATAACCTTCAAACTCAACCACCCCGTCCACCGTATATCGTATCTTATAATCTTTATAATCTGATTCAAATATAGAATCAAAAGTATCAGCGTCAGCCCTGGGAACACGGAAAGAAAAGGTGAGTTCTAATCCCTGTATAATAGTCTCATCAAATTTAGTTTGACTGCCAGTGTGTTTTAATCTGACTGGATGATCATTGGCATTAGCAATAGCAGTTTTTCCACCACCATACCCATCCAGCATAATTTCCACTTCATGCTTTATGCTACCACCAATGTCATAATACTCATGATAATATTCTACTCCAAATGCCATATCTTAAAAACTGTTTCCTTGTTGTCTTTTTATCTCATCTACTAACCACACTAATTTATCTCCTTCAATTTCTGCTCCTTTCAACGTGATTTGAATATTTTGTCCATCCATTTTATCCAACCCTAATTGTTTAGCAGTACCTATGAATTCAGGATTGCTACGAGAAACTCCTGCACCTTCTCCAACCAAAGCTAAAGTCGGTCCGCTGACAGCTCCTCCAGCTGCCATTCCTATTCCAGAAAAAGCCTTAATACCTGCTCCTAATTTCTTCCCAAAACTCGCACTTTCTGCAAGTCCTTTAAATACATTACTTAAATCAGTAATTCCTAATGCTGATAATACTACCACTAATGCTAATGCTGCAATGGTAGCCGCTACCAATTTAAAAATCATTCCTTTAATAAATTGCCCAAAAAACTTTCCAAAACTTTTCAAAAACCCTTCTGTACTATTCAAAGCATCTGAAATTACATTACTCATTCCTTGAAAAGCTTGCCCTACAAAACTTGTAAAAAAAGAGGTACTCTGTACCGTTTCTTCCCTTATTCCTGCTAATATATTGTAAGCTTCCCTTGCATCTTGTTCTATTATCTCATTTGCCAACTTAAAAATATCAACCCTTTCAAATGCAAACTTCTTAATCAATCCAAGTTCTTCAAACATTTTCTGCTCATCTACTCCGAAATCCATCGGTGCTATTGATATAGGAGTTATTACTTCGCCTCCACCTCCTCCTGCAAAACCTTGCAAAACAGTATTTACCTTTTTAAGATAATTACTTAATTCAACCACCCTTTCTTCATATGCTCTTCGTATATTTTCTGTATTTTTAGCTTCTATCTGTTTATTCGATGCCATTTGAGCCATAGCTAATAATTTTGCTTCCTTTTCGTATTGCTGATTAAGAAGCATTTTTTTCTGAATCTGTTCCCTCAAATCCTCAACCTGTCGTTGATTCATCTCCCCCATAACTTTTATCTGCTCTTCAATGGTTGGGGTGATATTAGCTGCATCCCTCCAAGCCTTAGTTAAATTCTTTTGTGATTCTGTAGCATCATCCGTCTTTTTCTTGAACCCTACAAGGGCAGTTAATATTGCTGTTAAACCAACCCCTAAAATAACCCAAGGATTCCACGCCATTGCAATTTTCAAAGCATGAAACATTTTAACAGCCCCATACCCAAGCCTTATTATATTTGGTAGAATATTTCCCACTAAAAATCCAAGTATTCTCATCATTGGCCCAAGTACCATAATTAAAGCCCCTATACGAACAATCGTTTGTTTTTGTGCATCATCTAAACCCCTAAACCACTCAGTAACACTTCTAATCCTTTCTGAAAAACCTACCATCAATGGCATCAATTCTTCAGCTATTGTTTTTCCAAATACCGTCAAACCTGTTTTGACTGAGGAAGTAGCTACATCCCATTTATGCTTAAAAGTATCAGCTGCAGCCCCAAATGCCTTTGCCCCTGATCCTGCTGCATCCGCTACTGATTCAAATATCTTTTTGTTATCCTCTAAGTTAGCTCCCATAATATCCAACACACCAGATAAGGCACGAATGTTTGGAAATACTGTACTCATAACAGTTTCCCCATATTGAGCTGATAACTTTCTAATATCCATCAACGCTGTTAATAACCCTTTCTCTTTTATTGTCTTGCGCAAAGCAGCAGAGGAGGTATTCATTCCCCAAAGGGCTTCCTCGGCTTGTTGGGTAGGTTTTAACAACGAAGCTAATATTTGTCTTAACTGCATTGAAGCTGTCTGAGCACTTGTACCTGTACGAGTCATAGCAGCAACGGCAGCTCCTACTTCATGAAATTGTACGCTCATATTACTAGCTATTGGTAAAACCATACCCATTGATGTTGCCAAAGCTGCTGCCTCTGCCTTCCCTTCTCTAACGGTAGCTGTCAATACATCTGTAGCTAACTGAGCATTCAATACTTCCTTCCCGTAAGCATTCATGGCAGAAGTAACCAAATCAGCTACATCTTTTGTTTCTCCCAATCCTGATACTGATGCTTTGGCAGACATTTTTAACACATCCATTGCCTCCGCTCCTCTGATACCAGCTGAAGTAATGAAAAACATGGCATCTGCTAATTCCTTAGGAGCTTTTCCCAATTGTGGAGCTAGTGTGAGTATATCCTGACTCCACTTATCCACTTGCTCCCTAGCAATCCCAACCAGACCAACTATTTTAGACATTGAAGATTCAAAATCCATATGCATTTTCACAGCAGCTCCACCAACCAAAGCCATAGGTAAAGTCAAATACGTGGTCATTGCTTTACCAACTTTCTTCATTGCTGCTCCAGTGGTAGCTAACTTAGCATTAATCCTAGTCAGAGAGGCTTCCGTAGTCTTTTCAAATGCTAACATATCTTTCTTAGCCTTCACAAGCCCTGCTGAATTAACTCCTAATGTTGCTACTAATGCACCTAAATTCATTTCTTTTTAGCCTTTAATTTCGATGGTTGTTTGCTTAGTTTTGCTTCCCTTTCTTTTTCTTTTTTAATTCTTCTATTTTGCATATCTGCTATTGCTAACCATATTGCTTTCTGTTCTTCCGTTGATTGTACTGACGTATGAAATTCAGTATCTTCATTCGGATCCTTGTCCCACTCCAATAGAAACATATCCAAGGTAGTCATCTTTCCTTTCTCTCCTGAATATGCCCTAGCAATATTGGTAATCAAAGAACTCAAAGCAGCTATCCTATAATCTGCCCTCTCTTCCCCTATCGGTTCTAATCTGTCATATGCTTGCCACTCACTTAACTGAGTACTTGTTAGCTGATCCAGTAAATAATCTGGATGAGCAAACCCTAACTCTTTACAGAGTCGGAACTGGAAGCGACGTCCTGGTCGCTGTCTGAGTTTTTTACTAACTCCTCCTTATCCTCTTCTGTAATCCCATTCAACTTACCAGCTGCATCTGCTATTTTGGTCAGCCGTTTTGCACTCATGTTCTGGCTCAACGTAGCATAATCACCTGGTTGTAATATATTAACTCCTTTGTCATCACACAGACAATTTACCACCAACTTTGCCCGGAAATCTTCCATTGACTGTTGGTAGTCCACTACTTTCCCACCTTTACGTATTTTCTTCACCAGTAGGTTTTCAAATTGTTCACGTTCATGTCCTGTCATCTGACGAACATATACAATTTGATTATCCCCCAAATCAATCTCAACTGTTTTTAATTTTTCTTTCCTTAATAAATTCTCTCTGGTTAAAAGAACTCCTTTTCCTTTCATGATTTTTGTTTTTAAAAATTAATAAATAATACTTGATTAGTATTGTAATAATTCTCTCTACTATCCTGGTGATGCCGAAGCTGACCCAGAGTTGACTGTAACTGTACTGCTGATTTTAATGGTCACATCCATTGTAATCTTATCATCGGGTGCAATTACTAGTGGTAACTCAGTTACCAATCCTTCAAACTCTAAGGTGGTTGTCGACGCATCAGGCAATACAACTTCATAGTTCACAAGAGTATCACTTTCAAAGTCATCCTTCATCGTGTCATATTGATCACGAGTAAAATTCATTGAAAGTACGATAGTTCCTGCATCTCGGAATCCCGCAATAAATTCACGGTATCCGTCGGTTGAACCCAAGGTAGTTACATCAATCGTATCTCTGGTCATACTAGGACCAGTTACTGTATTGATTTCTGCTATTGTTCCCCAAGTTCCAGTGCCAGCATTCCATCTTCTAAATAGTGTACCAACACCTGATACTGCACTACTGCTCATTTGTTTTTACCTCCTTTTCATTATTAAATTAAACAATTCATCACCTTCTCTGTATATTGAAGTTGACGATAAACCGTACTAAACCATTCTCCGTCCAGTCCAACATAGCTGGACCACTTGAACAAAGAATAACTGAGTACAAAGTTCCGTTCCATGTCTCCTGTGCCCGGCCATGTAACGAACCCCTTATCTTTTGTAT